ATAGCGACCTTTGCGGCATAGTTAGCGGGAATATTCTTCGCGCCGTTCACCATCAGTTCACGAATCATAATATTTTTCCTTTCTCTCAAATGTTATTACTTGCCCAAATATTCCCGCCATGCGTCACGCTTGTTAGCGTTAGTGGTGTTATACTTGGTTTCATTCAAATTCAGCTTGATACTCTCAGACTTATGTACCTCAGAAGTCTCAATCTTCTTTTCAGCAGGAGCCTTCTTCGCTGCTTCAACACAGCGAGAAGCAATCACACCATTGATACCAGCCTCATCCAGATTCTCAATCATACTTGCAAACTCGCCCTCACCGGTCAGTTCAGCCTCAGTAATCATCTTGCTGGAAATAGCATACTGGCGCAGATTTTCCTTTTTCTGTGCAAGCTCGGCCTCCGCCTTTTCTGCAGCTGCCTTCTCCGCCTGTTCCTTGTACGGAGTCAGCTCCGCAATCTCATCCTTAGCAGACTGCAACTCTGTATTCAGGCTTGCGACAGTCTTGTTCAGCTCATCAATCTTGGTGTTGACCTGAGAAACAGAAACAGTCAGAGTAATATTCTGCGGCTCACCCAGAGAAACTTCATCACCCTCAACAGTATAAGGGAACATAATGTAATCCAGCTCGTTCATGTAGCCCCACTTCTTGCACCAGATAGTGTGATCTTCAGGGAACATATCGGTCATGTAGTAATCAGAGCTAATCTTTGACACTGCATCTTCAAGCTTCATATACAGGTCACGACCGGTCAAACTGGAAGTCTCAGTGGTAGACTCCGGCTCTGGCTCACCAGCAGGCTCGGTGCTGGTTTCAGGCTCAGTCGGGGGAGGGGTTTCACCGCCTTCCTCAGAAGTCTGAACATCAGGCTCTGCCGGAGTGGTGGGCTCTGTGGTAGACTCAGTAGCGGTCTGCTCTGCCTGCTCAGTCTCGGTTGGATTCTCAACCTGTGCGGTCTGAGTCTCCTTGTCCTTATTCAGTTTCAAATTTTTTGCCTCCTTTTCATTAGATTCTATATTTGAAATCTCTTTTGTGTCCTCAATGTAGGCATTTGCCAGCTCAAGACCAAAATCGGTTTCAGCGACTTCAAGCAGTTTAGAACACTTATATGCCGGTTCAACATTTGCACCAAGCAGACAATGTGCAGTAAACACGCCATCGTCAATAATTTTTGCCATGCGGCCACCCACGATTCCCTTATGAGCTTTCAGCACATCGATTTCCCAACTTGTATTCAATGTGCCACTCTCAATACGGCGCAAAATCGTCGCACAAGCTTTTGGATATCGCTTCCAGATTTTACAAGATGCAACAATAAAGTCGGTATCGTCAATTTTCTCGATACCGACCGATTGAAAGCTACCGAACGCATCAGTGTCAAATTCGGCAGTCTTGTATTCATTGCCGTCAGCGTCTTTTCTGGTGACGACTTTCATATTGTGACCAGAAAAATCCAGTTCACCCTTTGGAGCTACGACCAACTTACCAACAAGCGGGTTGCCAACCAGTGTACTCATCCATCTTTCAATGGTTTCACGGTTCAAAGCAACCTGATTCCCATTTACTGAGAAATCACAGATGACAAACTTGGCAAGATAGTGGTCTGGATGCTCCGTAATCTCAGAGCAACAGATGTTTCTACTATAGAAATACTCCTTACTCATCGTTTATCACCTCACTTACTATCTTCATTTCTCTGCTGGTCATAAATCTGTTTTTCAGTTTCCTCGCCCTTTGGACGGCCTGTCTTTTTATCACTGTCACCACCATCGCCGGAATTACCGGTCGATGTATAAGATGTCTGGCGAGCCACAAACACATCGTCATAACCTTCCTCGGTTTCAGCCTGACGCTTGCGTAGTTCGTCCTCAGCATGAAGCCCCATATACTCGTAAGCAGTCTTGTAAGAACAGTTCAAAGTGGTAAACAGGAACTGAGCAATCGCCTTCTTCATCTCCATACCCATCATTTCGGTAGTAGAGACCTTCACATCAGGGCAGTACATCGGGTCTACACCTGCATCTTCAAGGCGAATACGATACCATCGCTTTAATACATCTTCAATCTGTTCTGCAATCTTACCGATATTTTTCATCAGCTGGTCAAGAGACACCTTTGCAGTTGAAACAGTCTGTTGACCATCAGTGTTTAAGAAACTGATACCCAAAGCTGCCATTTCTCGGTTACGATACTGTTTGACAGTCTCGATATTCGTCATCTCAACCTTCGGCTCAACATATTTGATATCCTTGACGTAGGGAGCAGTCGTCACAAGCACGGTATTTTGCTTCCATGCACGCAGCAGGTTATCGTGTGCCGTCACCTGTTCAGAAAAACCCTTCTTGTCTTTGTTTGGACCCATCAATTCAGGGTCAAGCTGTTGCCAGATGATTTTCTTTGCCTTAGCCTTAGCATTTACACGGTCTGAAGTATCAAAGGTCTCAAGCATCAATGCCGGACGTAAGGCGCGAAACAGGGGAGAGACACCATATTTTTGTCCCATATTGCCAATACGAATCACGCCACAATGGTCAACATCCAATTTTGCGTATGTATCACCATTCTTAAATGCCTGATACACCTCATCTGGATAGTTATTTTGAATCTCAGTCTCCTGATTTTCAAAGAATAGTGCTTTATTCTTCTTATCCTTCAGCATAGATTTGCTCAAAGCGGATTTTAACTTAGACATATTGATAAGCACAACAGGCTGTCCATTTGATAGGTAATCACTTATCTCAGCAATACCAAGAGGGTAGTAGTCTACAATGTAGTTCTCATCCTTCTGACGCAGATATGTAATATAAGTGCCCTCTGCGTAAGTCATCGGAATGGCAGCACGCAACAGACTTCGCACATTGATTTGTGTGTTGAAATCATCAATCACTTCACGGGCGTAATTTACCTGTTTTGTCTTATTACGCTGTTCAGGGAACTGCGCAAAACTGCATTTAAACTCCGTATTAACATTCGCCTCAATCGCATCATAGGTAATACCAATTAAGTCGTCCTTGTTGATATAATTGCGGATGATTCCATTAACCGTCTGCACATTCGTCAGGCTCGACTGTAATCCTCGTGCAAGTTCATCAATTCGATCAACCGTCAGCGTTTCAGAGGAGGCTGAAATTTTCAGGTATGTACTGTACTGCTTGTTCTCAGGGTCATAAGATGCAACTGCATTTCGGATGACATTGTTCATTCTCTCTTCTGAAAGTTCATTCAAAGAGGTGATAACAACAGTACCATCATCTGTCTGTGAAGCAGTCACGACATCAAAATCTTCCTTTTTCTTTCTTGCCACATTTTCACCTCCTCTGCTTAGAAGTCAATATTAGAAATACAAATTGGCGGTGCAGTCATTACCTCCACCGCAGACTGGCGCACTTTATCCTTACGACGTAATTCATATAGACGATGAGCAAGCAAAATCGCAACGTAAAAACGATCATCCAATTAGTTGTTACTTTTATTTATGCTCTTTCCCAATAATAACCAGCACACATTCTCTTAAACTTACTCTTACATGACCGAGCTATATTTCCTGATGATGTATATCCAATAGACTTGGCAGCATCTAAAAGTGACTCAAACTGTCTTACAAATTGTTTATCGAGAGTATATTGATTTACTGGGACTCGTTTTACATTTCGTTTAATCGGTTTTTCTTTACGAAGAGTTCGTTTGAAAATAACGCTGTCAAAATACCCGTCCGAGAAATCATAATCTTCGTATGCCCAAATACATCCTGCATGAGTTTTCTTTCCACGAACTTCATGGCATATAGAAGATATTTGGTGTGAGTTAAAGCCTGCCTTACGTATTTCCGCAAGAGAATTCCAAGTTTTCACAATATTCTTATCCTTGTCGTACTGAATAATTTTCTTGTTTATATGTACTTGGCATTGGCTTTTATCAATCTCAATTTTACGATTACTAAAATATGCTTCCCAAGAAAAATCATCTCGTTGATATTCTTGTTCGTACATCCAGTAGCAATCTTTATACGGATGCATATTTTTTCCTTCGTGGCAACAAAGTCTTCTAATGCACTCTGTTGTATAATGCAATTCTTTATTTACTCGACCAATACCTCCATCCCATCTTTTAATGAGGTTTTTAGACAAGTCGAATTGTAATACAACAAGTGGATTATGAGCTTTCCTCATTTTTAAAATCTGCTCTGGAGTATGTTTGTATCCACGAATACCTTCGCCTCCAAGATCGAGATTATAGCCTGAATTATATGTATCGTATTTTGAAATATAATAAGTTTCTCTTTCGTTCAATTCGTTTTCCTTACACTCTTCAATGACTTTAAATTCAAAGTTCTCTTCTCCAAATTTATTCCATGCGGCTTGAAGATGTTTGTTATGATGACTTTTATCATTCAGAAAACGAATGTGTTTCTTCCAACGGTTTTCAATATCGGATGACTGACCGACATACATCTTTCCATTAACTTTATTTGTAATCGAATATATTCCGATCATATTGACATCCTTTCTATTTTTGCATAAATAAAGGCCACGGTTCTTCCAAGAGTGTCTTTACACTCGACCGTGGCTCTCACATTTCATTATTCAGTTATAGTGTGAGTTCAGACTGGCGCATACTCATCATAAATGAGCCTTAATCATTCAGTCGTTCAGCGTCCTTTCGGTTCGCCCCTGTTTCCCACTTCTGGGGTTCCAAGTCAATTAGATTAAGTTTTACTAATACGGATTATGTATTATTCCGTATGATGCACAATGAATTGTCTATGCATCTTGTTGGCAACATCGGGTGCCAAAGCATATGTTACGGTCGTGTTTTCAGAGTTTGTCGTTTTCTGAATGCTTGTAATCTCGTTCTTCATCAAGTCGATATTAACCCACGCAGTCTGTTCCTCCAAGGAGAGTTCATGCGTCTTCAAAATTTCTTGACCAGTTGATTTATCAACACCATCTACTACCTGAACGTAATCTCCTCCGTTATATTCAAGAGGGAAATGAATGACGCCAAGATTCATCAACTCAATAAATTCCTCAACCATGGCAGTACGGAATTTACGTGGACTAATTAGACGTAGCTTGTCAACAGCATCTGGGTAACGGACATCATATCCTTCATATAATTCATGATTTGCGTCGATAAAACCACGATGTTCCGCACCTGTTTTATCGGTCCAATTATTAAGCAAACCGTCCGCATATGTGGAAGTACCACCGCCGCCAGCGCCTTGATCAATCATCAATCTATCAATGTACTCGTAATCAGGATTTTGACCATTGTAATGTAGAATCAACTCATGTAACTGCTCAAGCTGACGATTAGAATCGAGCTTGAATTTTTTCTCATTTGCAATATCAACCATGTTCACACAGTTGATAATATCTCCACACATGCCGTTTTCTGGATCGTTATAAATACGCATAACACCAACAATAGAATTATCCATTGTGCGGGCAGGATCAAACGCAAGAATATACTGATAGTTCTTATCCCAATAAAGCTGTGGGATATACTTTCGCTCATTGCGACGAACTGTACCCCATTTGATAATCTGGTTTACGCCACCATCACGGCTTGGGCGATTATAATATTCACGCAACGCCTTCATTTTATTTGACTTTAGAGCGGCTTCCACTTTGTCTCTTGTCAACAAAGCCTTGTATGGTTTACCATTCATATAGACCTGAATTGCAACATCGCAAATCATGTCGCAAACAAAATAATCACGGTCACCGGCAATCATACGCTTTGCAAAGTTTTTATAATAACGATAGAATAGTTTATCCATCGTATCCTGACTCGAAGCATACACAAGTTGTGTAGGAACCTTGCGAGGCTGAGTTTCAGGGTTATAAGAATCGTCCGTATCAGTCACAAAGTCAGTATTCTGAGTGGCAAAAGCTTCACAGACAACAATCAGTTCGTCAGAGCAAAACGCAGCCTCGTCAAAAAACACAAGAGTTGCACGACGGGATCGGTTGGAATCCGGGTTGGAGTTTAGCGTGTTAATGGAACTACCGTTGTAAAACTCAACAACATACCCGGCGGGATTATGACTAAAGCCACTCTTATTGGTTGCAGACTTTTTTGTTTCTTTCTCTGCAATATCTTGCAAACTACGGATAGACGCAGCTGTTTTACCAACACGAGTGACAATTTCTTCGATTTTATTAAAAGTTTCCTTACTCTGATCACCAACGCTACTTACGATGTAAATAGCTTGATTCTCATATAGGATAGCCTTTAGTAGAATGAAAACAGAACCTACAAAAGACTTACCAAAGTTTCGACTACATGCCCAAAGAACATGACTTGCATTCCAGCTTTGTTCCAGCATATATGCCTGAGCGTCAAATAGTTGGATACCCAATAAATCTCTGGCCGCAATAACAGGATTACGCCGATAGAACGCAATCGTTGCCGCATCACACTCATAAATCTTACGTTTTACCGCAGTGATAATAGGTGCTCTTTGTTTCATTCTCATACGGCATCACCATCCGTATCTTCATTACCATTCGGGTCTATTCCAGCATCCTCAAGCATTTCTTTAAGCCGCTGATTTTCAATCAGAGACAAACGATATTTTTCCTTCGCATCGTCACTATCTTTTTGATATTTATCAATCAACTCTCGCTGGGTATCAAAAATTTCTTGCTGGTCATTCTCATCAAAGAACGCATTTTCCTTGATTGCTTTAAGACTCATATCTGCCGCCCATTGAGTGCCAGGAGAACGCAACTGGTCATAGAAGTTTGCTTCTGCCCCTGCAATATTTTTCTCTCGCATATCTTTCATCAAGAAGGTGAGAGTATTACGTCCGGCATCCTTATTAGAACGGTTCTTGACAGAGATTTCGTTTTCCTTGGCAATTTTATCATTGTTTGAAACTAGCTTGACCTTAATGTCATTCAGACTCTTGATTGCCTCAGCCGAGTTCATCGGGTTTAAGCGGGCAATCTGCAAGTCGATTTGTCGAATCTGATTATTATTGTTCACGACCTGAACAATCTGGGATAGTTTGAACGGGTCGTCTTCAATACCATCCTCAAAATACTTGATGAGTTCACTAAACAAATAGCGGCGGTCGCCCTCGTTATAACCATCAAACGGGTCATACCCAATAACAGAAATACAGTCATCCTTTGCTTGAATCTCTGCCTTCGACCACTTCTGTTCCTTCTCTTCCTGTAAATCGAGAGCGTTTTTATTGAGTTCACCGTTCACAAGAGTGTTGGTAAACGTCTGGAACTGGAAGTTCTTCATGTTCACCACGAGACGGTTATAAGTTCCTGGCCTACATGTTCCAGAATTGCTCACAACGGAATCATAAAGACTATTATAAAAAGGAACGTCCAGAACATGACACATTAGCATACAAGCAGTTCTATCGCTTCCAAAGCGTCTTGAAAAATCATCAAACATTTCATTAACGCATTCTTTACAGATGGGAGCATATCCGTCATTTGCCTTGAACAATGGAGAATATGTTATTCGGTAAAAATGCCCCATAGCGACATCATATTCTTTACCACAACGCAGGCATTTGAATGTCTTTTTGTTTTCGGTTCCCTCAAGAATAACGCCATCTTCAACAACCTTTTTCTTTCTAGGCAAACAAACACCTCCAATCAAAATCAAAAATAAAAGCCGTAGAACGTGCGCACATTCCACGGCAAACAAAAGACACCCTCTAATGTGCTTGCGTAGCAGAGGCCAAGGGTGTTTCATTCACAAAAGACCCACCATGATACGCATCGTTGAGAGGCTTAGTGGGCTCAGGCGGCTCCACCATGGTACGCTTCTGCGAGAGGCGCGACGGAGTCTTTATCATCTATATGGGTTTGCTACGTCAGTGACGTACCGAACCCTGCCACCGAAGTGGCGTAATAATCAATCAAAAAACCTGAGTTATGGAGGGAGTAGTAAAGCCATAACTCAGGCTTGCGAAAGGGGAGAATGCTGGCACGCCCACTCCGATTCGGACAGAGAACAAATGGTTTTAGAGACCACTGCTTTACCAATTAAGCTACGGGCGCATAAATATACCAGCATACAAGTGGGTGCAGCGGTTGGATTTGAACCAACGAATACACGGCTTATGAGGCCGGTGCCGTAGACCTGACTGGGCAACGCTGCGTCATATGGTGCCTAAGTGTCTCAAGAAGTAGAAAGACATGTGTACATCATGTTTCTAAAACCCAGACTTCGGACTTGCTATATGTCGCGCTCATATAGCCATTTTCTTCGAGCTTGACAGGATTCGAACCTGCGCTGTATCCACGAATAAGCAATCTCGCTTCGTGCAGATGTTTGCTACCATCCGCTACGTTCAACCTCTTCGCATTACAAGCTCACAATAAAACCTACCTTTTAGCCGGTGGTAGGGAACCGGTATAATATAGGCCCTCCGGGAGAATGACTGGCGCGGTCTCAGAGATTCGAACTCTGGCATCGGATTTACCGACCTAACGGTGTTCAAGACCGTTCTCTTCAACCACTTGAGTAAGACCGCACAATAAAAACAAGCATCCATCAAGCCACCCGAGCTAGTTGAATTGTTCTCGTGTTGATAAAACGCTTGTTTTAGACTTTTAAAGCTTCGCATTAACGTAGCGAAACACGATTGGCTTGGCATTTTGCTCCTCAAAGCTACTCTGCGTCTGACTTTACAGCTTATACACGGTTGCAACCAATGACCGCTTTTGCCATGCCACCTACAGGAATCGAACCCGTATGTGAAAATTACAAATTTCCCATTCTACCATTAAATTAAGGCGGCACAATAAGCTGGAGCAATCGCCCCAGCACATAGAAAAGGAGACAACAAATGATGTCCCAAGCAGACCTTGCGGTCGTACTTCTTTTTTAATTCCCCGTTTAGTGGTAGGGGCTCACCGCTTTTCAATTTAGACGTACAATGTGCGTCTTATCTTCATTCAGCCTTCCGAATTTATCCTGATAAACCAGAATAAATCCTTCTCGCTGAGATGGTGTTAATTTTCCATCTGCGTAATCCATTTTTGACGTCTCACAACAACAGCCCTGCTCATAAATTACAGAATTACCGATATCATAATGACCTGTTTTATGAGTGTGTGCCATCACGATAGTATCAAAGAAATAATCATTATCCTTGAAATACCGATATGCCTTTTCTGCTGTTTTCAACATACCGCTAGAATAAGCAAGTGGATGCACAAAAATTGTTTCACCAACGAAACTAAACCAAGTATCGTTATAGACAATCTCGATACCACTATCCTTAAAAACATCAATCAGAGGGTCGTAATGAACCTTTGTATGAAGCTCCTTGTTGTAATGGTTAAAGCCATCAACAAAAATAAGTTCCAAAGATGTCTTTGGCATCAGTTCAAGCAAGTCGGTGTCCAGATTCTTGGCAAGATAATTCTGGAAGCGTAAGTCATGATTACCATAATTGACAACAACCTTCTTAGGCTGAAGCATCTCAATCAGGTCAATCATATACTGACGTGCAATCAGAATTTCCTCCATTGGACTCTTACGATACACCTTGTTAAAACGAGAAATGGCCTGCGCATCTACCAAATCCCCGTTTACCTGAAGGATGTCAATCTTTCCAGCATACTCACTAAAAGTCTCAATGGGCTTCTGGAATGGAATATGTAGGTCGGAAATAGACAGAATGCAGGTTCCCACATCTCTATTAGATAAGGACTCCTGATACTGCATACCCGCACGGAATGCCTTAAAACGCTTGCGATATGCGCACTCACCAAAATTCTTACCCAACTCATCATTGAGCACCTTGGATGCGCCATCCCAAGTCAACTCTCTAGCCAGAACAGCATTCCCGATTCTTACAAAGAAGTCATCGCTCGTTTCTTCTGACCGTTTATTATAGCAACCCATTGGCATCAAGCTGGGTCGCCCAGCAGCTCATCAGAAGTGGAAATATTGATGGTGACACCCTCAATACCATTCCACTTTGCCAGAGCTTCATTCAGATTGAAGACATTCTCGCCATCCTTGGTAATCTCGGTGATAGTGCCCTCGGCAGTATCAATAATAGCGTTCTTAAAAACAACACTCTTCTTAGCAACCATAATTCTATTCTCCCTTATATTTTATTTCAATTTTGAAATGATTTAGCGATTAAACTGAATCATATCCGCCCATGTACTAATCCATCCACGATGATTTGTGTGAAGTTCACAAATCGCAGTTCTATCATGACCTCTAAAGTGTTCAAGATATGGAAGGAAACCACTGTTTTGCGGATTTTTGTACAAGTCACACTGGCCTGTATGACCGATTACGACAAGTTTACATGAATCCTTCAACCGGGTAATAACCTTCAAAAGATCACTTAGATAGAAATTCTGCGTTTCATCGAGCAAGATTACTTTTTTGTCAAAGGTGATGCCGCGCATATATGTGTGAGTTGCACACTGAATATACGCACCATATTTCTGACTTTCAGGATTATCGTCAACAATCATCGCAACATTTGGATTAACGCCAATAGTCTCAAGTGCCTGATAAAGTGGTTCCATATACGGAGCACTCTTCTGTTCCTGCGTGCCGGGAAGATAGCCTTGCTTCTCTTCCTGTGTAGGAGAAACAATATATGCGATACCATTATATAGTCCATACTGAACTAACAAATTCGCCACACCGACAGCAATCGTAGTTTTGCCAGTACCAGCACGGGCATTACAGAACACAACATCAATATCGGGATTCCAGATTGCGTCCCTAAAGATTTTCTGTTCCGGATCGAGCGTCATTCCATAAAAAGTAGGATATTCATCCAGATTCTGCGGGACATCCTTCTTCTTACGCATTTCAGTCTTATCAGAAGCCATATATTATAACTCTCCCTTAATTGAATTCATCCACATCATCGCAAATCTTATCTACAATGCCAAAGTTGACCTGCTCATTAGCGTCCAGATACCAATCCTTCGCTTTATTCTTGGTCATAGTCTTCTTATCAATTGTAGAGTGAGCCATAATATACTCACGCATCTTTGCAACCTGCTTCTCGTAGTAGTCCATAGCCATCTTAGACTGCTCAAAAGTACCCTGCGTACCGCCAGAGCCACTATGAATCAATGCAGTAGAATGAGGCAGAGCAAAGCGCTTCTGACCAGACAGCAGCATCACAAGAGCAGCGCTCATTGCAATACCTGCGTTGATCGTCCAAACAGGAGTCTTACTCAGCACAGGAGTCTTACTCAGCGCAACAACATCAATAAAGCTAAACATCGCATCCAGCTCGCCACCATAGCTGTAAATAAACAGTTTAATAGGCTTGCGCTGCTCAATAGGAGTATTCTTGTCGATACGGTTGTATTGAAGAATCTTTCGCTCAATTTCAATCAGAGACTGGTCAATCTCAAAATCAATAAAAAAGATGCGATCCTTCTCGTCAACGTAGAAGTTCATCATCTCAGGAGAGGGGAGACCACCACCATTCATCAGGTTTGTAATCTCCTCGGGCAGCTGAATTTCAAAATCCAAAGTTTGTACCTCGTTCTTTCATAAATTAGTCTCGAATGCCACGTTTGGCACGCTCAACAATTTCACGAGCTTCAATATTAAACGGAATCAGCTCCAGATAACGAACAGATTCCTCAATAAATCGCTTGTGTCGAGTTTTTGCAATGAAAACCTTCGGATAAACCTTACGAATTTCCTTTGCTTCTGCTTTGGTAATCTCAATCATTTAGGTAAAACACCCTTTCAAAATAAAATAGGTAGGAAGAAAACAAGCGTCCTCGCTCTCTCCCTACTATAACTATCCCGTAATGATTTTATATAAATGTGTAAAAATACAACGTATCTATGTCAAAATAATGCAAAAATTCATAATTTATAAATCAAACATTTTTCTATTTTGAGATGTTTTCTCAATATTGATGCTTTTTGCGCACTTACGACAATATTTTTGTCTGCGTCCAGTCCGAGCAACAATACGGCCACAACATTCACACCTGATGTATGGTTTTCCGCAAAACTGATTCCACTGAATTCCAGCAGTCTCGAAGTTTGATACTGTAACTACGATAGGCGGTTCTTCATCTGCAATCAACACATGAATATTCAAGTTGTCAATCTTCTTTAAGCTGGCAAAACCAATAAAACCAAGATTGCGCAGTTCTCGAATCATTTCATTCTGCTTATCTACATTTACAGAAACACCAGCCATACGGAAAATATCTCTTGTATCTTCCGTGATCCAATAATTACACTTGTTGTTTACAGCCATATGAAACTTAGCCAAACAAAGCATTGTGAACATAAGTCGTTGCATCGGTTTCCCATCCAAGGCAAGAATCTTCTGGGTTTCGGACTTTGTAATACTTACTCCGTCAAGTTCAACCAACTGTTTTCCTTTAGCAGATGCAATCGCTTGCATGATAAAGTTCTCATCTAAAACTCTATTATAGCCAAACATATGCGCCACAAGAAAATCATCAAGCTTCTTCTTAACTTCTTCCTTGGAATACCCCTGAGAGAAATAAAGCTTTGCAATATAATGTAAAGCGTGCCCAGCGGTTCTACAAGTCACATCTTTTTGAAGCAGTTCTTCTGCATACTCACGTTCATTCAATACTACCATTCACATCCTCCTCTTCGATTTTGTTCATATCGACCAGCACATCTTTGTAATGCTCACTACAATATTCAACATCACCACTGTCATCCTTCACGAGAACATGGGCCTTGTTGCCAGCCTTATCAAAGAGGCGCTTAATGATAATATCAGGAAATAGAGCCCATACAATCGAGACACTTGATGCGTTTTTCTTACAGAGGTCTAACAAAATGTCACAAAGGATATTATCGTCAGAACATTTTTGATGCATAGTACGTAACATATTTTCGTTATAAAAATTCAACTTCTCAATTCGATCTGCGCCGGTTTCCTTGTTCTTGGTATTTGAATTGTCGATAACAGAGTTTGTTCGTGCATATCGAAGATATTCTTTAAAGATAGGGCGAATACCGTAATACTGAGAATTTTTATACTCATCACCAGACTTGAGAGAATCGTAATCAAATTTACGCTTCTTTTTCAAATCATCTTCAAACTCTTCAAGCTCATCTTCGACAATCCAACACAGACGATTCATGGTGCAAGAATTAACTCCGACAGGCATACGGTAAAGATAATACTGGATAACAACTTCATCGATATCATCCTTAACTTCCTTTTGCATTATCTCATCAAGACCATCAAAACCTTCCCACTTGATTCTTTTACGAGCAGCTTCCACATACTTTTTATAATCCTTCATCTGAGAGGGGTAAATGTAGCTCATAAAGTACGGTTTACGCCAAGCGCAAATGCTGTTCCAAAATTTCTTGTCCTCGATGGTATCAGGGTTATCATCCTCTTTAACAGTACAAGCTTTATTATCGTACCAGTATTGCGGCATTGGAGTGGTTGAAATACCCTTTATGCGATCTATGGATGCCTGTTGATATAGCTGTCCACACTTGATGCGATAAGTAAGTTCTTCAAACTCACGGCTTTCTGGCTCGTATTTACTTCGCACATCAAACATTGTAGTGATACGATTAGTTATTTTACCAATATCATCGCCAAAGCCGTTGATGTTAGAATCGATAAAGTCATCTTCTGTAGGTACTTTCTTTTCACCCTTCTTCTGAACACAGAGTACAGTCGGCTCATCAACCCACTTATCAATTAAAATACGATTATCAGTACTAAAACAAAGATCTCCGTCGTTATCGGCACCATTAAGTGCAGCGTCTGTATTATCCCACACATTTAAGACGAACACGGTTTTCATATAGCGATACCAGTTTTTACATTCATAGTCGGAATTTACACTCATACACCTAATGTTTGCCATCTGACTCATAGGAGCTCTAAAACAAGCAACCCTTTTAACATCCCTATCATTCCAAAAACGACTGTAAGCCTCACCTGCCTTCAAAAGTCCTGTAACCTCCATCTTAAACATGGCTTGGCAAAGTGCGTATGGATCACCACTAAGAACCTGGAAATTCCCTCGCACCTTTATAACACCCGTTTTTGCTTGCGAGATTCGCTTCTTGATAAAGAAACGAATGCGATTCTGCACATAAGGGTCGTTAATCATTTCCGGCTCAATCATAAGAGCCTTAATATAGTCGTTTTCCAGACTATTTATGTAATTCGGGTCATCACGCATTCCACTACCACGCAAATACAGCAACGCATCACGCCAGTCACCGCCCATGACCCCCTTGATTTCATCCAAAGTTGGCTTCACAAGCTCCCGAATTTCATCGTTTGTAAGCTGATAGCTTTGGATAAATTGATAATTCAGATTGCGCTCTTCATCAAGCTCTAACTCACAAGTCTTTGTTACAGAAAAATGGTAGTGATTGTCCTGACAATTCTCGAAGTAGTCCTCACAACTATGGTAACTATCCCATAACTTGAGCATCGACCCAGTGAGAATCACCTGAACACGATTGACATCCTTGTAGTTCCCCCAAATATCGCGCACCATATTTTGTTTTGCTACTTTCTTAGCGAACTCGCGAAAAGGGAAGGGGAATAACATGCCTTTACAAAATGCGTTGCGTACACAAAAGCCAGATGCGGTGGATGGTAGTTTCAAATCCTCACTCCACTGCTGTGCAAGATCGTAACTGATGAGTCCAAAACCGTCGCTTGCGCAAAGCTCACAGTCCTGCTCAGGATTCTCCACCATTGTAGGTTCACCAGACACTCCGTCATCCAGAACGATTACATGGTCTTTGAAATGCGTAAAACAATCATCTACAACAAGCACGCCGTCAGGGTCAGTAACCGGAATGGAAGCGGAGCAGGCGAGTGCCCGATATGCTTCCAACTTTGCTGGAATAAACTCCATTCTTTTGTTACGGCCATTATCAATTCGCTTGCGGATCTCATCAATAAGACGGTCGCTCACAAACACAATCGTGCTATTCTTAACACCACCGGTAGTACCAACCAGACGGCGATACGTGATTCCATTGATTTTAAACCCCTTTGGAGAACATGCACGGCGGTAATCATTCTTCTTATCAACCACCAGACACATATAATCCGGCTTGAATTGAACTGCGTCCAGTTCAGTATACAGCCTCCGAATCTCCCGGCGGTTCTCTAAGCAAGACGGCTCATTCCGCAGCATCTTGATTCTACGCTTAATGCTCCGTGCCTTAGCCTCTGCATCCGTAACACCATTCAACTCATCAATCCATCGTAAAACAGTGCTATCAGCCAGCGAGATGATCTCGTGGTTTCGTCTAGCCTCATCTAATGGTAGAGTCAAATCCCACTTTGCTTCAACCAGACGCTTCGTATGGATCTTAAAAACAAACTTCTGGCAAGTTTGCTGCTTTGCCATTCGGCAGTCACCTCCATGTTCTTCTTAAACGTATCCTGTATTTTATAGCTAAAGAGAAAATATAAAAGCAGGCTTTTACAGATAGCAGCTCTCACCATCTTCCATAGCCTTGAGCCAAAGCCGTTCACGCTCCTGATAGAGCTCATCCAGATAATCTTCAGCAGACTCATACTCCCGGCGGGTCAGACTTGCATAATTCATATCATTGATAAGTTGCTTGATTTCCTTGTCAACATCCTCGTAAGTACGCATTACTCAGCCTCCAGTTCGTACATATAATAATATTTTTTTAACCACTCAATCCAACTAATCTATTTTCTGTATATCCGCTCTGCTAGTTCTCCCTCGACATAACTCCACTCACCAGTTTTCTTATTGTAGATTTTACACGAATATGTAGCAGAGCCTTCCTTGGTAAACACTGGAACACCTTTTCGATAGTATGTTATGTAATCTTTATCTATCTGAATGTTCTCGGCAGAGTATTCCTTACCAATCATATTTGAGAGCTCTAGGTTCAATAAGCGATACGCACGTTTACAAAGTTCTTCATCACTTAAATACATTGCTTTACCTCAACAATCTTGAACCTTAATCGTTTGTTCATCCATAATAGCACCGCAGGCACCGCAGAACAGTGTACAGTCAATTCCAGTAGAGTTATGACAACTGGAACACTCACAATATAGTGATTCACCAAAATCCGCCTCATGTTCAATCCAGTGAGCATGAACCACTCGACGGAACTCACCGCCAGCAGATATCTCTTCTTCAAGAATGCGCTTTGTGTATTGCATTGCCATATCGCACCACATATCATCAATAGACTTTGCATTACCTCTAGCCATAGTACGAGCGATAGCACTATCGAGGACGCCAATCAATCGTGTTGCGTTAATATATTTCTCCATCACTTGACCTCATCAGCTACCAGGCGGATCGTCTCACCAATCTGTTCAAGCTCTGCCAGCAATACATCCACGGTATCTGCATCGCTTTCAGAAATATTCAAATCTTTAATCTTATGTAAAGCCCATTCGAGGTTCGGGTAATAGCCAACCGTAACCTCTTTTACACCGGTGCCCATCTCACCAGTCTTTGGATTCTTGCCAGCAGGTCGCTGCTCAATGATAACGAGATTTCTGTTATCCAATGTCTTAATTACATACTTTCCAATCTGAATTTTCATTATTCTCTCCCTTTTAATATGTAACTTATATTTCAAACAAGAGCCACACAGACTCTTATTTAATTCTCATTCACACGGCTGGCCTCAAACGCAGCCACGTCATTCATGAAATCATTGATATGTAAATACTTATCAGCCTTCTGCACAGTCTTTGGCTTGAACTCTCGACACTTGCATCGCACATCATCACAAGTGGTGAAGCACGGGATCTCATACTGGCATTTTGTGCAGACATGTTTCTTGTGAAACTCCGGCAAGCGTCCAGATGTTTGGTAGAACTCATAAGTTACCTTTAAATCAATCCAATAGGGGTTATCAAAATTCATTATACTCAACCTTCTTCCTTATCTTTTATAAGAACCATACCATTTAAATCCAGCACGAGGGATTCCAGAATTCGCAGGAACACGAATCATTCCATCTATAAAGAGCTGAAGAACCTCATCACTCAACTGCCTGTGCACAAAACAAAATGGTGGTTGAGAAGTATCATTGTAATATTCTGGATTTTCCTCCAATACCGCTCTGCCTCTTCTGACGGCAGAAAGTGTTGGGATATTCTCACACATCGCATCATTCATCTCGTGAAAGCATTGCTGTTGCAATTTATATTCTGTCCGTGCAGCAGATCGCTTCAACGAATTCGGCTCAATTGTAATATGGTACATCGGTCGTGCTAGGTCATATGTAAAAATTTCCTTGAACCTATTATCTAATTCTTCATAGAACTCATGAAGCCGTCCAGTCAGAAATACGTCTTGTTCACTTTGGCACACTCGACCAGATGACGTATAGAACTCATGAAGTACATTCGTATACATCTTCATATAAATGGCCTTTTGGTCTTCAGAAGGAATATGGTACTCTTCTGGATTATGGTTTATAAACACGGCTGGACAGTCTTCAAAAAATAGTTCCTTGTTTTTTGCCATAGATCTAAGCGCAGACTCAATGTACCCAACCATTGTAGATTTAGTACATTGTTGAAATGTCTCAGCATCTGCTGCTAAATTCTCTCTAAACTCATCCATTTGATCACGAGCAATACTTTCTAATGGTGTACCAACTATTTCAGCCCAGAAGGTATCATCGCCATATAAATCTTCTGGATATTGATAAAAATTTTTGTTAGTCATTCCACATGCTCGTAATATTGCAGCTGGTGTCCAAAAGAACTCCATCCAACTACTGCCGTCACATTCTCTAAGTAGGTGGTAAGCAATCTGGTTCTGCAAACGTAATGAGAACTTTCCTTTATTTCTTGTCGGTAGAGGAGGAAGTACCTCATTGTCTGGACGAATCTTTACAATAATAAAGCGCTTTCCTTCCTTTTTAAATTCAACAAAACGATTCAAATCTTCAAGGAAATGTTTTTTACTATTCCCACCCAACGGTTTTCCGTTTTTATTAAGGATGTTGAGATAAGTAGATAACTCCAAGAAGTTTGAGAACTTTTGTCCATCACTTAATTTGTTGACCATATCCTGCGTAACATTATAATTATTTTGCTCCATATTGCCTCCAGTTCTAATTTAGTTGTACTGACGAGTCTGTATTATATATATGTATGAAGATACATAGTCGTCAGTACAAGTACAACTATCACAAAATATCTTTTAATGGTTTACTCGACTTGAAGCTATGACGCGTAAGCGGCATAGATTCAATTTGAGTAAACCTACGAGCGTCCGCAGACGCGAGATCCCTCTCCACCGTCGTAACGGTCCCTGTCCGGGAGGACTACTATAAACATCCTCTTGCTATCTTCTTTACAGTATCCTGTATTGTATAGCTATCTACACTCATTATACCATGAGATTGCCAAAAGTTCAATAGCTACATAATACAGGATACGAGTATTTCTAGTGCCTATTATAATAAGGTATGTTTTGGATGGTATTGTTCTCTATGAAGGACATTTAGATACTCTGTGTGTTCTGTGTAAGCTGCCAGAGGCTACAATTATGCTCTTATGAGGTGTCTGAAATCTCTGAGAATGTTGTTTGGATGCCAGATCAGTCCATTTATGACGATAGGGGAGTATAGATGGGTACAAATAGGTACTTTATGCTCCGAAGAATGGTCATTTTCGGTACATTTTGGGTACACATCGGGAAAACCCGCATGAAACCTAGGTTTTTCAGCCTTTATTGAATCAAAAAGGAACAAAATAAGTGGTAAAAAGGTACAAATAAAAAGAAAAACTAGCCAAAATATAACGCAAATACGTTAAATTATAGCTAGTTACCGAATGAGCTACCGATTAAAAAATAGCGATTTTAAGCCATTTTTATGTATTTTGAGTGGAAAAATGAGTGATTTGTGAGTATGTGCAGGAGAGGGTATAGGGGTGTATTTTTAAGATGATTTTGTCAGGGGAAAGTATGCCCAGGGTGAGGAAGAGTTAAATGGTTAGATTGAGTTGATAGGATAGATAGAGGTTGTTGTGATTGAAAGAGAATGGTATTTTTGTGGAAATTGTTGTGCAGAATGTATAGAGAGTAAGAGAAGATGAAATTCATAATTGGTTATTATGAACAAGAAAGATGTACTGGGATCTCGGCCTGCTGCCTGGAAAGTGCCAAAAATGAAAAGTATCCCCCATGGGGGAAAAGCCGCCTTTGTGCAAAAAGCGGCATTCACTTTAATTGAATAAAGTGAATGTTTTGTCATTTTCCAGGCCGGGAATTATTCCTATTTTTCCAGTATGTTTATAGTGCTGATTTTTGCCGGGAATTGAATTTGCAGATTAGTTGCATTTTCGTTGCGTTCGATATCAAAATAATATCAAATGTTGCGTATGCAACATTTTGTAAAGTATTTTTACTTTACATCAATTATGTTATTCTCTATATCTTGTATTCAATTCACCAAAAGCCACAATATCTAGTATTTATCCATATTGTTCAATATCGTACTATACACAATATCTAGTATTTAACCATTCATTCAAACCACAATATATAGTATTGCCGGGGACTGCTGTACCTATTAGAGTTTTGCCTGCCCAGGCGCACGCACGCGCGCGAACACGTTTCCGCGTGTTTCTTAAAATTCTTTAACCATTCGATCACAGCCTTGCCAAAATATAATTTTTAACGATATATCGCTATTTTTAAAGAATCTATAATTCTTGCACGTTCCGTCCATGCGTTTGCAACAAAATTATATGTTCAACCATAGTAAAACATGGTAGAGTATAGGCACCGGAAGGCCGGAAGGCTTGAAGGGACGCACGGTCGGAAGGTGCGGGAAAGTTCCCCGATAAATCGTTTGAAAGCAAGCGGTCGTTCCCCGAACGGAAGGAAGTGTAAAAGCAAATAGTACGGAACGGCGCTCATGCAAAATACCACGTTTAACAGACGGGAGAGAGGATAGAACGGTTTTAGACGTGCACACAAAATAGCCCTTCAATCAATCGAACGGCTAAATAAATGGCACGGCGGGCAAGGCGGTCGGATTCCGTATTTGTTCAAGTGGTTTACCTTGCAAAACAGGTCGAAACCGATTCCAGATTGACAAAATGCGCTGGAAGGATAAAAACAATATAACCGTTTTGAAAGAATCCAAAACGCAAGTTTTGGCAACGTTTCAAACGCAAGCTATCAGTTTGTTACTTTTAGGCGGTACAATGCAATCTTGTATGATTGAGAAAACAGGATATTTTTGCAAAGATATGCAATTAGACGGCGTTGAACTTCAAAAGTTTGGCGCTTTTTGTTTGGACTTCAAAAGTTTGGACTTGTCGCAGATAATAGCAAAAATAGACAGTTTTCCGTGACAATTGAATAATAGCAAGCATGGTTGAAGGGCTGTTTTTGGCAGACAGAGGGTAAACCATGCTTTACAGCATACATATTTGCCCATCGTGGGCGAACCATAGGCTACAGGCAGAACCTGGAATTTTGTCTGTAGCACTTGGCTTGCTCATAATAGCAAGAAGTCCATACACACATTATAACACAACAAAGGAGAAAATACTATGTCTACTACTACCATTCTGTCCGCTATCAACTTCAACGCTACCGCAGCCGCAGAGAAGAACCGCACCACCGGTGCAGCCGTTGCCCTGTTCAAGAAGGGTGGCAAGGAAGTCAACACCTCTGAGAAGGCCCTGGGCAGAGACTGCCTGAAGGGTATCACCGCAGAGCAGTACGAGACCTATTGCAAGGCCGTCCGTGCTGTCTATCTTGATGCTGATTTGCTGGCACGCTATGCCGCAGACGCAGACTCTGTTCAGAAGATTAAAACCTTCTACTTCAATGATCTGACCAGCCTTACCACCGCTATCATGGGCGATACCTTCAAAGTCAATGATGTCTTTGCAACCTTCACTGTTGAGCAGTTCATTGAGCAGAGCGTGGGCAAGGTGCGTGCATTCACCGCTACCACAGCAGGCCACGGCTACGACACGGAAGCAGAATCTCAGACCAAGTTTGTCAAGTGGGTTGAAGCATGGTTTAGTGCCAACGCAAGCGGTGTTGCTATGCTCTCTATGGCAGAGCGTGACCGCCGTGCAAGCGTCCGCAAGCTGTCCTCTAAGGTTGTGCGCCTTACTAAGAGTGTTGAGAATGCAGAGGAAGTGCTGTCCTCTGCAAAGAAGGAACTTGACTCTCTCAAGAGCAAGAAGGACACCAACGCAAAAACCCTGGAAAAGAAGATGAAGGCTGTTCAGGGCATGGAAAAGGATTTGGCAGACGTTAAAAAGAGCCTGGAATCTGCTCAGACTAAACTGGCAGACCTTCAGAGCAAGGACTTCACCAACGACTTCAGCGCAGAAGAAACCCTGTAATTAAACCACGCAACCATCGTGAACACGCAAGAGCTCTACATAAATGCTAGGCGATTAGTGGTACTAGGGAAGACGTAACCACTACCAACACGGCAGCAATGCCGTCACTATCAAATAGAAAGAGGTGAACACTATGCAAAAGTTCCTGTGCAAGAACTATGCAGACCGTCAGATTAAGTTTGACGGTCATTCTGTGCCGTCTGGTGCATACTATGGTCAGACCGCAGAGGGATTGCGTTTTATCGCGGTCGTCAGAGTGAATCAGATCGGCATGGTTTGGCGTTCCGGTAAAGGTTTGGTTCCGTGGGAGAAGACTTACAATCAGACTGTCGTTGACTTCATCAGAAGTGAACCTATTGGCGTAAATCCTGAGACTGTGCATTTTGATATGGCAGTGAAATCAGAGCGGAAGAAGGCTGGACGCTATGCAGCACGTTTTGCTGGAACTGGGTCTGCTAGTGCAAATCGCAAGAGCAAGAAGGCAGCAAAACACACTAAGGCTTTCCGCACTCGCAATGATTCCTTTACGGCAGAGTACAACAATGCCTCTAGTTTGATCTATGGGAAAACAATCGAGATGAACAGACGGCCTCAGAAGGTCTATGGTAAGATCGCAGAATACATGGACGGCAGCGGTGCTGGAAAAATCCGTGGCGATATGCGTCCTCTTGAGCCTGTTTTTCCTGTACCTTCTGGTAGAAAGGCAAGGTGAATCATGTCAGCAACTGTTTCAAGTGGTCAGAACTTGCGTAAGAGTGAAAAGTTTGCTATAATTGCATCAAAAGGTGGTGCGACTATGGCAAGCAAGTACGACAACATGAGCAAAGAAGAGCTTGTTGCCGCTATAAAAGCGCGAAATAAATCTTATAAGTGGCAAAAGGCTTGTGTTCTTACTCCGGCAGAGGGTGAAAAGCTGGAAACTGAAATTCTTCCTCTTTATGGATGTATAAACGTGTCTCAGCTTGTTAAAAAAATCGTCAATGGTGAATTGATTGTTTCCCCGGCAGAATCCAACTAATAAACCCTATAACCCTGGCAACAACGTCTTGTGAATTTATCGCAAGGCGTTTTCTTTATGTCTTGCTTTGGATAATTATGCAAATAATTTGCATGGTATGCAAAATGAAAACAAAAAAAGGAGAACATAATGAAAGAATACGCAATCTTTGTTGCCTGTGAAGAGGATAAGGACCCAAATTTTGGTGGCCGTTATATCCTCTACACAGAAGAGGAAGTGAATATCCTGGGTGGTCTGGACGCTGTTCTTGCCAAATTGAAGGCAGAAGGCGAGATCATCACCGGTATTCAGACTGGTGAACAGTGAAAACAAACACGTCAGGAATCACATAAAAGAGGAGATTTATACCGTGAAGTTAGTGGGCACGGGGCAGAAAGATCCCACTACCAGCCCAATAGGGTGCGCAATAGTGTTGTGAATCAATCGTAAGAAAGGATGATTCCATGGCAATTTTAGCAATCGAAAGCACATTGGATGTTGTGATCATGTTTAATGATACGAATATGATTGCAATTTATAAGCAAGCCCTGGCAGAAGCCGGTGTTGAATACGTCAGCACCGCAAAATGCTGGATTGAATAAGAAAGGAAGTTTGTTATGTTTGAAAGTATTATGTACAAGATCAGCCCGATTCTTCACAAGGCGTTTTTCGTCATGGCTATTATGGCACTTTTTGACGCAATTTTCCTTTTCGTTTCTGGAGAAATTCTTGCTGGAGTAATTGCATTGATCTTGTGCCCTGTTTACTTTGGTCTTGCGTATATCGCAAAGATTTTATGCAGCGAACTGGAAAAAGATTTCTAAGAAAGGATGTTTGCTATGAAAAGTCTCTTAATGCTCTTTGGTTACACCGCCTATCATGCAGAGTGCGTTGCACCTATGATGTGGGCTTTTGTGATTTGTGCCATCGCTATTGGCGTGGCAGAATGGAAAGGGTGGTTGAACTAATGTTCCGTGGTGTAAAGAGCTTACGATTCATTGGAACGGATGACTTTCACCGTGAGGTATTTATCGATAAGTTCGGCACAGTATGGAAATATACAGAACCCGGTGAAATGCCGCAAGAACGGCATGACAAACTTTACACTTCATCCAGCAACAGCATGGATGGAGAACCAGAAGAACCGATGGCAGATGACCGCGATTACAAGATTCAAAAGGAGAGCTGTAATGAACAGAGAAGATATTGATATCCTGGAAGTGGGCAATGCCTATACGGCACTGTTTTACAAGAAGAATCACTATCAGCCCTACATTGTGGCGTGGCATTTTGACCCGAATTCCTACACATGGGATCAGGGTCATTATTTTTGTGACCTGAAATCCGCAAAGAAATTCTTTGCAGAGCAGGAGCGCAATAATGCAAATTGCAAGTATTGCGAAAAGCTGGATTGCCCCCACAGGGATTGCGTCAGACGTTTGCCCTATGAAAAGGGTGGAATCCTTGCTTGTGAGAATCTTTGGTAAAGGAGAATGAATATGGCAAAAATGAAACTCGATTCTGTTTACCCCGATATTGTCAATCGCTTTCAGTATGTGAAAACGACTAATGCAGACGATTGGCAGAAATATGTTAAGAGCGTCGTTGCAGAGCATGAGTACAATGACCTGTTGACCCGGATTGCGTGGGATTTGCTCAGGTATGTGTACACTTCTGGTACGATTTGTGGGTGGTACGATAAGTATAACGTACATGATTCGCATATCACAACGGCAGCCAAGAAGGCTTATATTGAAGTCTTTGGAATGCCATCAGAATAAAAGATATGTTTTAAGGAGAGTTTGATATGACCGCAAAAGAGTATTGTAAGAGCCATCCTGTAACCGCTTATGATAGCAGCTACGGCAGATGTGGTGGTTTCCAGATTCATGGCGATATCGAATACGGCATTGACGATTATCTCTATGGTATGTCTGGTGTGTTGTGTGATGATGAGAAGTATTTTCACTATCACCATTTGAAGATCATCTATGCACCGTCTGGCAGAGCATACGTCAAGTGTTTTGGCAAACGAATCTATCTTGATGAATGCTTGAGAGTGTAAAGGAGAATTAACTATGCGGAGAGGTCAGTATTTTATGAACGATGAAACCGGTGTTATCACCAACATTCATCGGGAAGCTGTCGAATGGTTTCGGCAGGGTGCGAATGTTTCTATCTGGATTAACGGTGTTTTTGTGTGCCGTTGGGGTCACTGATAAGAAAAGGAGAGTACAAAAAATGAAACTTACTCAGAATAAGCTGTCCGTTATCCTGGCTACTATTGTGGCTGGTGTTTCCATTTTGGTAAACTGTATGACTGCTAATGCAGCAGGATCTGTGAAAACCGGCCTGAACGATCGTTATGTGCTGGCAGGCCGTGTGGATGAAATTGAGGTGTTTCGCAACGGGATCAAGACCATCCATGTTATTGATGAGAACGGCGAGGAATGGCTGTATTCTTATGCAAGCATGGAAGAAACTCCGTCAGATGGTCAGAAAGTGACCATGGTTATGAACAGTAACGGCACAGAAACCATCTATGACGATACCATTGAAGACGTTCTGTGGGCACGGTCTGAGGAAGTGAATGTTGATTAATGTTCACAGAATGTTAGCAGAAATAAAACGTATCAACGTACTAAAATGTGACGTTAATAAAATCTACATTTTAGTGCTTGACATTTCTATCAGTATCCTGTATTATGTAGCTAAGAAAGGCAGTCCGTTAGAGGACTTTTATTTTTACCGTTCAGCTATATAATACAGGATACGCAAGAAAAGGAGATCCAACTATGGCTATGTATAAAACTAAGAAAGACGCAGCATACGCATGGGTTCAGGAATTTAATGTGATTCCTCAGAGCGTTATTGAAAAGCTCAATAAGGTCGATTTGGAAGAAAATGGCGAAGGTATTACTGAAATCACGCCGCCGTCTTGTGGTGATCGTGTCTATATCTTTAGCGGTGATCACTATGGCGAAAATGGTGAGGTTCAGAGCTACAACGAAGATGACAACACTTACAAAATTTGTCTCGACGGTACTGGCGAGGAAGTTGATGCCAGAGAAGATGATTTTGAAGTCGAGCGTGACGACTTCTTTCCGATGTGGGGAACGATGTGGCAGTTTAGTGACAGTTGCGATAACTGGTGGCTTGAGAATCATCTTCAGGAAATGGCAGATTGCGGATTCCGTATCTATGAACAGGAAGATTTTAGGTATGTCTTTGGTATTGATGGTTGTGGCTACGACTTTTACGAATCTCATTGGATTCCGCTTTATGAAAAGCGTGGATTCCATTGGGATGATGAGACTGTAAAGGAGTTGGAAGAAAATGCGTAAGACGTTACTTGAACGGCTTTTGGATGCCGGATATCCGAAAGCAGAAATTTATCATCATATGTCTGACCTTTATGTTTTTGTAACACCGTTGACTACAAAAATTATTTCTGAATGGTGTGATGAAAATGGGTATACGATGAACTTGCATTGTGCAAAATTCGTGGATCAGATTACGGGGAACATGATGTACGACTGTGTTTTTCAGTATTATGAGGTGGAAGAAAATGACTGATATTCAGGAAAAGATGTGGGACGCGTTGGTTGGGATGTCTGGTGAGGATGTTGCAAGAGCATTTACAAATTTCTTTGGTAATCAGCTTTTGAGTGAGGATTTCTGTCAGTTTTTGGTTGATGAAGGTTACATGGAAAGCGAGAGCGAAGAAGAGTGATTATTGATTCCATTCTTGACCGCCGGGACGGCAGACACTACAGCGCACATGATTTCTATATTGAAGTCAGAAAGTATGAGTGTCTGGGCGTAGGCACTCACGGTGAGGATATTTCACTTGCAATGGATTACGGTGACAACAAGGATGTGCAGCGTGTCTTGTGTCAGTATATCCAGCGCAATGGTTATCCGACAGACATTGAGGATTACGTAAGAAGTCAAGTCTGGGTGGTATAAGCAGCAGATGCTAGGTGATTAGCGGTACTAGGGCAGACATAACCGCTACCAGAATGCGAAAGCATGAAAATATTAAAAGGAGTGTTTGACATGAAGAAGTTTAATTCGACCTTAAATAAAGGGTTCAATATGACTTTTGCAAATGGTATTACTGCAAGCGTCCAGTGGGGAGCTGGGAATTATTGCGATAATCATTTTAGCATAGACTTCTCTTTCTCAAAAGAAGCAAGTTCTAATACGGCAGAAGTGGCCGCATGGAATGAAAGCGGCGAATGGGTTACAAATAAGCTCTACGACACCTTGGATGATGTTGTTGGGTATCTTTCACCAAATGAAGTGTTACAGTTTTTGAATAACTGTGCGAATTACAAAACGGCTTAAAATCATGCTTTTATAGGAGATGAAAATATGAAAACTGTATACGTTATTGCCGTAAAGAATTTATTCTACTACAAAGGAAACACTCTTAATCGTTGGGAGTATGTTCAATTTGATGAGTATGGGTACACATTTTTTACTGAATCCGTTGATGGTGCGCGGCACTTTTATTCTGTTGATGAGGCTCAAAAATGGTTTGATAAAATCGGCCATGAACTTATCTTTTACGGAAAATGTAAAGGTAAGTATGATTTAGAGTCTCTTTGTATTAAGAGCGTTGTTTTCCGAGACCCTATTGTAAATTTTGTAAGAGATTTGGATTTCAAAAACTGATAAAACAGATATTTTACAATGATTGAGGAGGAGAAGATGAGAATATTAAGAGATAATCCCATCGAAGAAGGAATAGATGCTTTCTTTGAAGAAAAACAAAGACTCGAAGAAGAAAAGCAAAAACTCGAAGAAGAAATTCGAGATTATGAACAGGAATATTTAGACCAATATTATGATCGGTTAGAGGAGGAAGAACTTTTCGAACGCTTGGATTTACTGGCGGATTTACTGGATTCCTGATGGCACTGTGGAGGATTTTGTTTATGACTGTTTCTGAATTTATTAAAAAGTTGAAAGAGTTTGGCTATGACGAAAATACCGAATTGATTTTTGGAATGTATCCCAATACTGAATTCGGAGACTGGAAAGAACTTCAGATCAGGGGAGTGTCAAAAGGTGTATGTTTTTCTGACGAAGAAGCATATCCTGATGAGCCTTTGATTTGCGTAACGATGGAGCAGGAGTGATAAAAATGACTGAAAAAGATAAGCGTGTTTTGAAGTATGCGATTGATAATTTGATTGCAAGAGAAAATAACTTGTGCGAAGGGTTTTGCAAAAACAATCCCGCACATAGAGCAGAACGTGAGCGTGATAGAGATTTTATTATCATTGGTATTCGTAATGTTTTGTGTGAAGTTGAACGTCTTGAAGAACAAGAGAAAGAGATGCTGGAGAAAGCCAAACATGAAGTGGTTCAGTTTTGATTGAGGTGATAAAAATGTATACTAGCGAAACTGTAAAACAGGTTAACGATTGGATGATTAACAGTATTTCCGACTGGATGGTCGAAAGTGGAACAAGAAGTACCACAGAAGGTAATTGGATTATTTATGTTTATGAAATCACTAGAAAATTCAATGTAACAAAAAACTGGATCACAGCATACCGTGATGAAATTATTGATGCTCTTTATAAGCACAATGCGGTTGCAGATGTGACCTACGGGTGGTTCCCTGATGGTGATGTGGAATGTTTCGATATTGATTTCTATTTGAGTTTTTGTCAGAACCTGAGCGATGAAGATTGAGGTGCTAAAAAATGGATACTAACACAAACCATTTTAACAGTAGAAAAGAATACATGGATTTAGTTTATCACAATCCTAGTCCGTTTGATTTTTGGGAAGAAGTGCGAAAATTTCACAAGGAACGTGAGCAGGAGGAAAAAGAACATGACCAACACTGAAAAGAATATCGTTCTCGCAGCTCTTTCTTCATATCGGCGTAAGCTAATGGATCAGAGTGTTTCGTTCCTTAGAGCTGGCAATCACGAGGATGCAAAACAGTCAACGATGGAAGCAGCCAACGTGAATGCATTGGTGATTAAATTTACAAGAGAAAAGGAGTTTGTAATATGAGAAACCTGTCTAAACAGAACCGTAAGAAAATTTTTGATTTGATTAAACGTGATTGCACATTTGTTGGCTCTTACGATTTGGAACATTCTGAAGAAAGTGTTTTGTCTTATCTCCCGAAGCCAGGCACACAGATTCACAAAGATGTTGAAGAGGTTCGTGTCATAAAGAACCGCAAGACTGGAAACTGGGTTGAATCCGTTGTTGATGTGCGTTGGTATTACGGTATGACTTGCGCTGATGCAGAGATGATTGAACGCAAATATCAGTGCAAATCTAACAAGTGAGGGTGTGGAATATGAATAACGAAAATAAGATTGTTGTTACTAGCTGGAATGGTAAGTCTTGGGAAATGACACCTGAACAGATTGAAGCAGCGTACCGTTACAAAGAGCATCAGTATCGTATTGATGACGCTTATAATCAGCTCGAACTTAATGCAGATTGGATTGAAGAAAAATATGGTTATCCATACAATGAAATTATCGAGTTTTCGGAAGAGTTAGCTGAACGATTTCAGGATGGTTTCGATTGCAATGAATCAGAAAATGACGCATGGATTGACCGTATCACAGAAATGTTTGACGGCCTTGGCAGAAAGGAAAATAACAATGACTGATCCTTGCCATTATTGTGTGGCACCGGAGCGTTATCCTGGTTGCCACGACCATTGCGAAAAGCTGAAAGCTCATCGTGAAAGTGACGAGTATAAGAGATTGTGTGAATACAAAGAAAAGTATTTCAGAAACAATATGCCGAAAAATACGGTAGCAATCTATTATGATATGCGTCGTAAGAAGCATAAAGGTTTACATATGATGGGCTATAAAGGAATGGGTGTTTAATATGGACGAGAATGTTTTCAATAACATAATGAATTTTTTCGATGAATGGGAAGACACGTTAAATCATAGTATCGACACTATCATTAAAATAACAAGTGGGAAACCTGAATTAAACAACTGTAAAGAAATAGTTCTTGATAAAATTACGGCGCAGAAAAAATTTCTCTGGGAGCTAGAAAAATCTTTCTATAATAGATTTCAAAAGAGCAAATGAGGTAATAATATGAGAGAATTTGAAGGCTTTATTTTTCCTAACGGAAGAATTGTAGCGATTCCTGAAGAGGAATATATGGCAGCTATCGAAGCAGGAAAAGAAATTCTTGTGTTTTGTGGTGGATGGGCTGGTGGATACGCTAGAGCGTTTGGTGCAGATAAGGAACAGGATATTTATGAGCCTAATAAAACTTGTTACATGACCTATTCGTATGATGTCATGGATAAGACCTTTACGCCAGAAGATATGAAGCGGTTCGCTAAAGTGATTGTCACAGATGGTATCCGTGTGTACATGAAAACAGGTGAGTCGGCCAGTGATTATTATTCTGGAACATTCTGTGACTGTTGTACGAAAGACAGGCTCGAAGAACATTACCCTGACACTTGTAGCAACGATATCGAACAATACGATTTCAGTGATTGCCAGACAGTTGATTTTGATATGACGGTTCGTATGCTGGGTGCAGATGATAAAGATTATGAAGGTATGGTAAAGATGCTCAAGGGGATTTTGAGGTGATAAAATGTGGGATTTAGTTGAAAATGAATATTCTAAAAAATATGGGATTGGGTGCGCAACCTTTTTTCGTGACAAACAATTAAAAACAGCAATGGTTATGTATAAATATAATGGCCGTAGCATTATGTTTTGCTATTCCGAGTACGATAATAAGATTCTATCTGACGGTGATAAAGACGAAATTGAGATGACAATCAAAAAGAAACTCAACTTTTGGAGGGATTAACTATGTGGGATTTAATGGGCAACAATTATTCAGAAGTATACGGTATTGGATATGCTTTACTGAATGGAATTTCAGCTGGATTTTATGTGAGTGTCATGTACAAGGATCTTGGAGATGAAATTTACTTCTATTATCTTGATAATGCTCCTTACGGAGAACTCGATGATAATACCAAAAATAAAATTGAAGATATTATCCGTGATGACCTTAACAAGCGTCATATTTTTGGGGAGGACTGATCATGTGGGATCTGAGGGAAGTTCACGCTTGTTTTGATGGTGAAGGCTGGGTTTGGAATGAATCTTTTCATCACAAGAATGTGTTCGTAGGAGAGAATGAAGATCCGAAAGAAATCTTTTGGCAGGAATGTCAGATGTTCTTTCTTCAGGATTATCTAAACAAGTGTGAAATCGTGGATGATGGCGATATTCTGGAACTTCAATTGAAAGGTTCTGGTGAGCCGGTTCTTGCTATGGTGATTGCAGAGTAAAGGAGAATGAGTTATGAAAATTCACCCTAAATATATTGATGTTTTGGAATCGCTGGATTGGCGCGTATGTGACTATACAGGTGATGGCAGAGTTGAAATTGAAAATTATTCTCCAGCAGGAGAGGACTTAATCGTTTGTGTGGAGGTTGAAAATTTTCCTGAATCAGTTTATGAGTATGCCTGTGATTTTGATGCTGATGAGCACGCAGAGATGTGGGTGGGGCATCGTGGTAAAGGCGGTTGTCCTTCTAGTGTCAGAGAACTTATTGACGACGCTGATGCTATTAAAGAAATGTTGAAAGAATTAGCTAATAGACTTATGGAGGTGGAATAAATTATGACTCGTTTTTATCTTAATGCGGGTGCTCTTGGCTGTTGGATGCACCAGAATAAAGCACAACACACTGGTGCTTATGTCGAAGGTGTTTTGGTTGATAGTTTTGTTGTTGAAACAAAGCGTGGTGTTGCAGCTATCTATGAACACGCTCTGAATGAGTGGACCAGTAACTATTATGTTGAGTTCACCGATTATAAGAACGGTTTTAAGAACGGAGAGGTCGATAAGATTTGGTCTGATTGGTACGCTTTTGAAGAAAAGGCTAGTGCATAAGAGGTGAATGTCTATGAATGATGTTGAAAAGATTATCAATGCCTTGAAGGACGAATATTCTTATTGCCAAGATATTGCTTACACTGCACTAAAAGAAAGCGATGAAGAGAGAATGACATGGTATTATGGCAAAGCAAACGGAATTAAAAAGTCTATTGAAATAATCGAAAAAATGAAGAATTACGGAATCATTTTGTAAAAGGGAGATTTTAGATATGGAAAAACTGTATTGCTACGATAATGAAATCATAAAGTGGACTTACGGCGACAATCTGTACTGTTTGCATATCCAGCACGATGACATTGCAGACAATAATCCTCGCTGGTGGGATGATCATGATTCTGTAATGGCTTGTTTTCATTCTCGATACAATCTGGGTGATAAGATTGATGCGAAAACACCGGAAGAGTTTTGGAATAACCTGGTTTGCAAGTATTGCTCCGATGAAGAAACTATCAATGCCTTGATTAACATGAAACTAGAAGAATCCTGTGTGGTTATTGACAACGATAACAGTAGTATTGAAGAAACTCGTTATGCGATTTGTTGTCGTGAAGATCAAGCCAATCCTTGGTATACCAATTTGAAATACAATGAAATTGCGACGTATGCTCGTGGAGATTTTTCTATTAAAGATTGTCAGATCCTTCTCGAAAAACATATTGCATGGCTTCCACTCTGGTTACATGACCACTCTGGCTTGTCTATGGATTGCGACACACGGTTTAGAGGTTCATGGGACGATAGCAATGTTGGCTGGATTGTAATCGCTATTACAGATGGTTCTGATGAGACCAAAAACGAAGCGGAACGAATCATGCGTGATGAAGTTGAGATTTACAGCGATTATCTTTCTGGTGAAAACTACGGCTATACACTTTATCGAGAAGAACACGGAGAGTGGAAAGAAATCGATAGGGCATTTGGATTTATCGGTACTGATGTGTTTGAAAATGGTATTGCATACAGCGCTGGATGTGGTCTCGAAACAGCATTAAAGGAAGATCGGTGTAATATCGGTGAAGCAGAGAAAGTTGTTACTGTTACTTATAACTTTGATAACATTTAAGGAGGCATGGATCATGAAGAAACTTACAGCGGAAGAGTTTGCCGAAAAGGTTATGGAGAACGGCACTGAAATTGATTACAGTGAATGTTCTTCTAAGGATCGCGGTTGCGAGGTCTGGGAAATCTATGCGCATATCAATGAAAATGGCGAAGTAGTCCATGGAAATGGAATCGGAATCGAAAGTATCTGGACGTACCTAGAACTTGAAAATGAAGAACAGAGCAAGGCGTTTATGAACGGTGAGCTGGATGATATGGAAAAGAAAGTTATTATTGATGATCTTTACCCTGAATATCTTAAAATTTTGGAAAACCTATAATAATTTTATTTTATGAGAGGAAATGGATAAAAATATGATGGAAAAAATTAAACTTCTGAAGCGTGAGCTTTTTATGGATGGATTTGATACAATTGAAAACTTTGTTGGTTATAAACTGAATGAAGACGAGGATGATGATGTTATTGAACGCCGAGTGGATATTGCAATCGATTCGATGTCGGAAGATGAGTTGAATATTTGGTTTGTAAAGTATAATATCGTTTAAATTTTCGGATGAAAATATTCTCAATGAGGTGTAAAAGCATGAAGATGAATATTGACATTGATATTGAACGTGTTGGAAAGGGTTTATTTAACGTCTATATCAGCGATAATGGAAATTCTGGTGCGGAATACAAAAATGTAAATTGTGATCAGATCGGTGAGTATGTAGCAGATTTGATTGATTGTCTGGAAGAAAGTTATGAGGTTTAAAGTATGAGTTACAACGGTGGGCCTTGTTGGTCATGCATTGAGAAGTCTTGTAAGAACTGTCCATGTGCTGTCGCAGAGTCTTTTGATAGCACATATCTTACTGCACAATGGATGTTAAAACTAAGAGAAAATAAAGATGATTGTGACAAATTTGTTGAACGTCTTTGGAAGGAGAACACTGATTTTGCATGGGTTGAAAACGAACGTGGAGAATTAGTTCTTGATCAGAAGTGGAGAGGCTTTCCCGTTGACAATTTCACACAGGATGAATGGTTTCATTGGGTAGATGAGTTCCATAGTAAAGGCGTTGGCTGGATTTACGAGAATGTGAGTGTGTAAAAGGAAGAATATTATGTGGTGCGTTATTGAGTGTAGTTGTGATGGTGAAATTTTTGAGCCTGATTTTTTCGATAGCAAAGAAGAAGCAGCAGAATTTATTAAGGATGATGCAACTGAATGCTATAGAAATATTTGTGATCTGCCAGAAGCAAATATTAATATTAGAAATGATGGCCTATCTGCTTCTGTAAATACAGATGAATACAGCTGGGTTTGGAAAGCGTTTGATATTTCTGACAAACTGATGTAAAAGGAGAGTTTTATTATGGAATATGACACTCAAGCGATGGCCGAGGTCCTTTGTAAAACAGCAGGCGTTGAATATAGCTCTGATTTGGAAAAATTGCTGTACCATTTAGATGTTCAAGCACAGAATCCTTACAATGCTGATTTTCGTCGTAATGGTCTTGCTATCATTGCTAAAGCGTGCGAGGAGCTGAGAGAAAAATAATGTATTACCATCTTGAATACTCTGTCAGATACTTTATGTACGGTGATACATATAGAGGGCATGAAGTCTATCCCACAAAAGAGCTACGTGATGCAGAACTTGACTGGATGAAAACGTGTTACAGCAAGCCGACAAAGCTTATCTATACAACATATGAAACCGAAACGCTTGGTGAAGATAAGATAATAATATAAAGGAGAAAGACGAATGATTAACGTTAATGAACATGATTTCAAAATCAAAATTCATAATGGTTGGTTGATTGCCACGGGGTCGGCAGACAAAGAATGCTATCCGGGTATGCTGATTTTTTACTCTAAAGACGGAAAGACATTTTCGTGGAACGATTTAATTATGGTTATTGAGCAAGATGCAGTAAATGATAAGATTCAAACCGACCTGTATAAGAAAGGCTGCGAAGATTGTTGTCATGTTTTTGATTACGAGGATGGAGAATTGAGGGAGTGAATGTTATGATGAAAAGTTTCTTCAATAAAAATTTCTTTAAATTTAAAACAAAGTCTGGGTACATTGTTATTTTGACTTCAATGGATAAAAATGGGCACATGACTGCATTTGCATTTAACTCAGTCGATGGAAAAACCTTTCATCCGTGGGATTTGATTAAGGTTTTTGATAACGAGGACGAACGTATGGCAGATTTTAATTATGACGACATGAGGTGAGAGTTATGACTACACATGAAATTGCAAGAGATTTTATTCGCAAGATGAACCCATGTAGATGGAATGGACGTGGATACAAACCGGATACATTTAATGATAAAGATCAGATTAAATATCATGTAGATGGTCACTCCGAAATTGATGTGGATGTTTATTATGAATATGATGCTGGCGATAATAGTTGGTGGCATTTTTGTGATGCACGTGATAATGCTTCTGGCGATAAAATTCTTGGTGTGTGTAATCCTAATGTTTGGTCTATTGATGCAATTGAAGAATCTGTTAAATATTTATTTAGCAAAATGAATATTGAAATTAAATAAAATCGAGGTTTTAAAAATGATTACAGTTGTTTATGACGATACGATGTGTAATGGTCCTTACCGTGTAGAGCACAAAACAATGGAAGATGCGGTAGAGTCTGTTAATAATGATTTTGAGAGCTTGATGAAAGAATTGCGAGATGAAGGTTATGAACCTGAATGGATTCGTGATGGCCATCATATGCTTGAGGTTTATGTTCCGAATACGTCTATTAACGCATGGTGGGATTTTGAGTAAGGAGAGTCAAAAATGGATACTAACGAAATCAAAATGTTTGAGCAGAAGATGATTGACAGTGCATTTATTGACGCTGTTGATTATGATCCGAAGGTGGCTGCACGAGCTGTGGGAGCACGTAAGATGAAAATGAAGGGCGTGTGCTCCTTTAACGAATACATTAGCTATTTGCAGACAATTACCGGCAATGCAAAATTGTTTTGGAAGTATCAGTTTTGAGTTGATGATATGGTTCTAAAACTTGAATTTACCGATGGTCACGAGCTATGGATATCATTTCCAATGAATAGAGAAGAGGCTTTAAACCTGTGGAATAAGCTGAGTAAGATGCCAACGGTACGACCTGAATTCCGGTTTGGCAAATTGAAGTGTCGCTGTGATTGTCTTGGAAACTGGTATGTTGCTCAGTGGTTCGATGGAATGCACAAAAGTAAGGAGTTCAGATATCTTGCCAACGCTTTGAAGTACATGGAAAAAGAGACGGCTTGATGAATAGATTGTGAGGACAAAATGTTTGCACTTATCAATACTTATATTGCAAAAGGTGAGAATTCATTTCTCCCAGAAGTTGTTTATAAAAAGGGTTTTAATACGATTCTTGAGGCGGAAAATGAAATGAACAAACAAGTGGACGATATTCTTGTAAATCATTATTGTAAATATTATGAAGATGAAAACGGTGAACAGAATTTTAGTGTTTTGCGATTAAAAGGTGATATTCGTATTGATGTTTATGACGCATACGATTGGTGGAAAATCATAGAGATTTGATAAAACAGTTCTTCTAATCTTCTAAAAAAAATGAAATACAAAGGAGTAAAACAAAATGACCACTAACAATTCTATGACCAAAATAATCTCTAAGCCCTTCGGCGCACTGAATGTGGACGTGTACCAGAATGATAAACACCAGTATTACATGACCCGTGAACAGATTGGGCGAGCACTGTAATGTAAAGAACCTCGGAAGTACATTGCAAAGATTCATGAGCGTAATGCAGACCGTCTTGACTCCTTATCAACTGTCGTCAATTTGACGACAGTTGAAGGTGGAATCGCGAAAGAGCGTGAAATTATTTGTTACAGTTTGCGTGGTGTTATGGAAATCTGCCGCTTCTCTCGTCAGCCGAAGGCTGATGCGTTCATGGACTTCTGCTGGGACATTATGGAATCTTTGATGCGTGGTGATTCTGTTCTGGCTACTCCTAAGATGGATGCTGCACTGAGTAAAGAATTTATTGATGTAAGACTTCACGCTCTGTTTGATAGCATGAAAAGCCTTCAGAGTGAACTCAACTCCACTCGCAAAGATCTTAGTGAACAGATTGAGGAAGCTCGTGCTACCAGCAATGAAGCACTGAATGTGATTAGTAGCGTATCTCAGTGTGTCCATCAGATTAAGGACAAGCAGATGGATGATGCGATTCGTTCTACTAGAAACTTTACTCCTCGTAAGGATGTGGTGAGTGACTGGCGTAAGAAGATGTATGAACGTATCAATGTGATTGCGGAAATCAATGAGATGAAGGTTCAAGATGTGTTTCGTGATGTTTACGAATACATGAATAGTGTTTATACCTTCGTTATCGAGGAAGAGCGTAGAAAGTACTGCGCAAGAACTGGTCGTACTGGTTACATCCCTACGATTGATGTGGTCGAAGCAAGCACAATGTATAAGTCTATCTTTGGTGCTCTGGTTGAGGATCTGTATACCGAAGCAATCAATAAAAAGAAGGAAAAAACTACTGAATGGAAAGCTTTGCCTGAAGCGAAAACTATTGAAGCAGCTCCTGAAGTGGCTGTTTGTGACGCTCCTGTGATTGAGGTGGAAGTTAAGGAAGTTGAGTCTGAGCCGGTTTCGGAAGAAAAGCCCAAGAAACAGAGCGAAACGGCGAAGATTCTTGTCCCGATTTTGTTACCTTTGGCAGAAAAGCTTAATGATAAGCCGCAATACAAGCACACTTACACTCTGATTTACGAGCATATTGGTTATAAGAAGATGAATAATTTGTTTATTGCTTATGAAAAAGCTCACGGTAAAGCACCGAATCCGAAGACTAAGGTGTTTATTGAAAACGAAAAGAACCTCGCGTTATTTAAGAAAACTGTAAAGCAGCTGATGAAGGAGTAATTTGAAAAGAATTGAGGTACATAAAAATGAAGGTTTATGTTTTACACGAATGTATTGATTCTAGCGATTTTTACGCAGAAGATAATGTGATTATGGTCACAAAGGATAGAATCAAAGCAATTGATAAAATGGTATTCCTGTTTAATGAAAGCAAGAATGATTTACAACCGGTGAGTGATGATGAAACATGGTGCGAAGCTGCGGAAGCATCTGTTGTTTGTAGTGGTGAAAATTATTATCGTCACCACTGGAAGATTGATGAATTTGAGGTATAAGAACATGATGAAATATGGAAATATAACGTGCAAACGATGTGGTGTCACGTGGTATGGGCCAAAGTGTGGAAAGCTTTATTGCGATAATTGCAGAAAGATTGTGGATAGAGAAAAGGATATTAGATGTAAAAATAAAAAGAAACATAAGCCGACATTTATTGAAATTGCAAAAATGGCAGACGCAGAAGGATTGTCCTATGGTAAATATTGTTTAAAATATGGAATTTAAAGGAGATGCAAATATGAACGCAGTACCTGAGAAAAACGAAAATAACGCAGTTGAGTTTAATCTGCCAAAGGTTGATCCTACCCCAAAAGTGAAGCATAACCAGGTGAAAAACTATAATATCAAACGCAAGGAAGCTTGTAATGGAACGGTGCAACCTATTAAAGATGTAGAGGATATTAAACGAATTTCGGAATATTTTTGGAATCGTGGGATGTACCGTGATTGGTGTTTGTTTAATGTTGGTGTATGTACTGGTTTTCGTGCAAGCGATTTGCTTCGTTTTAAGGTTTCAGATGTTACAACACAGAGGGTAAATGGAAAGTTGCAAGTAAATGCAAATGCAAAGATACGAATGAAGGAAAAGAAGACTGGAAAATACCGTATTGTTTTTCTTCCAGAATCTGCTTTGGAAGTGATTTCTACTTATATTGATAAAGCAAGACTCCATTATGACGATTGGCTTTTCCCGTCATGTAAAGGAAGCTCTCGCAATTCATTGAGGAGCACAGGCGGGACATCAATTAGTAAAAAGACTGGAATTATGTATACACACGAGGCAAATCCAAAGGTAGCCGGGGAGCCGCTTGATGTGGATAGTTTTGGACGAATTATGAAAAAGGTTCAAAAGGATATGGCTCTTCCATATAATCTTGGAACACATAGTTGCCGTAAGACATTCGGTTATCAGTTTATGGTACAGCACCGTGATGATGTTATGGCTCTGGCATGGCTTCAGCACGCTTTGAATCATAGTAGTCAGGCAATCACTCTTCATTATATTGGTCTTGATTCAGAAGTGGATGAGAGATATTACTCTGGAATCAATTATGGTGTGAATACTCATAGTGAGAATTCTTGAGGTGTATGATGGCTGATACTTATATTAAAATCTGGGATACTTATGAGAGCTACTTTGAACCCCTTAGTGCTGCTGAGGTGGGGCGTTTGGTACTAGCGATGATGAAATATAAATCGTCTGGAACGGAGCCTGAACTCAACGGAAATGAGCGGTATGTGTGGCCTGCTATCAAGAGAGATTTAATTAAGGATGCTGAGTACATCGAAGGTAAGCGCATTTCTGGAAAGGCTGGCGGCGAAAGCAAGCGTAAGCAAAGCGAAGCAAACGCAAGCAAGAATAAGCTAGAAAAAGAAAAAGAGAAAGAAAAAGATAAGATATCGTCTTCGTCTAGTGATGAAGCGACAACGACGAAATCTATCGAGGATGTCTTTCGAGAGGACATCGGAAAGCTCGGTGTTGCAGGAAAGAAGGCTTTGGCAGAATATGTTGAGCGCATGGGCGATGAACTTGTACTTGCTGTGATTGAAAAGTGTTCTGATCTAGGTGGTAGTACATGGGCTTATGTGCGAAAAGCTCTGGATGAAGCGGAATCTCTTGGTTGCAAGACTGCCGATGATTATCGCCGGGTGTGTCCGACTGGTTGTGGTCGCAATACAAGAGTGGATAGACAAGCTCCCAGTGGGAACGATTGGCTAAAAAACGCAACAAAACGTCGTCCGCTGGTTAAAAGAGAGCTGGAAACAGCATGAATGGAGGTTTGAATTATGGGGTTGTTACTTGGTTTGGGTTTGCTTGGAGCAGCGTTTGGTATTGATGCGGTAAAGCAAGCACCGTTCAATAGGGCATATCGCCGTCTCGAAAACGAATGGGGCACTTGTACATCGGAAGAGAGTAAACGGTGTGATGCTTTGAAGTATGCCGTGCAGAACGGTTTATGTTTTGAGAATGAAAAGAAGCCTGTGATTGAGTGGCAGAAGCTGAGAGATCTTCAGTGGAAGTATCAGCTGGCTGGCATCTCTTGGCCGAGAGAATCTGCGATTCGAGATGTGTGCCGTCTGGCAGCTCGTGATCGTGGATTTGAGTATAAGGGGTATCTGCGAAACACGTTGACGTTTGGTTATATCACTGATCCGAAAAACATTTGCAAGCTTGGTATTGTAGATTGAAAGGGGATTTGAAAATGAATAACAATCGCAGAAAAGCTATTAAGCAGACCATTGATCGCTTTGATTTCATCCGTAAGAAGCTGGAAGAGCTTGTATCGGAGGTCGAAAGTGTAAAATCAGACGTCGAGAACATCCAGTGGGAAGAAGAAGAGTATCGTGACAACATGCCGGAAAATCTGCGGGGGGGTGAGCGGTATGATAAAGCAGATGATGCTTGCACGAATTTGTCTGATGCTGTGGATGCTCTGGAGGATATGATTGGTGCTCTGGATTTTGACTTTGGTGATGTGACCACATCTCTGGAGGAAGCGATGGAATGATTAACACAACAAACCCATTGAGGAGAAATGCATGGGCTGTGTTCTTGTATAGAGGTAGGCAAGTTTGTTCGTATCTTTTGCGTAATAGCAATCTTGGGGACAAGGAACGCATGGTAGAACTGCTGGCACGAAGGTACATGACAGAGCCAGAAAATATTGTTGTCGATATTGAATTTAGAGATTGAGGTGATAAAGAATGACCGCGTTTATGATATTTGCTTTGAATGTGGTGTTGATAATGGCAGTGAATAGTAATCCGTTTGCGTTTTGATTAAGAGGTGTGGATATGAGTATGTTGCAAGAAGAGTATAATTTGACGGATGAAGAACTTAAACAGTTGCTTTATGATATTCGACATCCGAGTGTGGAAGCTGCTATACGTCGTGAAAAGATGTACAAAACATATTTATCGAATGTAGATGTTGAATATGATGGTGAATCAGAAGTGGTTGATTTTAAAGATTTAGATATTTGACTGGAGGTGTAAATATGAATATTCTGAGTTTTAATGGAAATGAAAATCCAAAAGGGAGAGATGGTGATGCCGTTGTCAAGTTAAGTTATCAGGAACTGTTTAAGTTAAATAATATTTTGTATCACGCTCAAAAAGGCGGTGAGATAAAGGACGTAGTGGACTTTAATATTCGAAGGAATTTTTACATGGCGCTTAATTTGGTTCAATATGGTAGTCTGGATTCTGTTTCGCTAGAAATTATGTTAAAACTTTATGAAAACAATAAAACCTAAATTCTGTGGAGGGAAAACGAAATGATTATTACTATGTATCGAAGAAAATGGAAATTTTCGGTGATGAGCGCAGAAGATGCAGAAGACTTTATCCGACAGCCACATTTTGAACGGATTCGATTTATCTCAATCACTGAAGCTAATGGTCATCATATTGATTTTCATAAGTGTGAGGGTAATATTACTTTTCTACCGCTGAAATTTGATGATTGCACTACTGATTTAGAAGGCACCTGTATCACTGATATTCAAG